ATACTTTCAGAGCGGTTTGATAAAAAACAACAAAAAACAAAGAAAACAAAGAAAGCTAAGAAAAATAAAACGGTAAAATCTTCATCGTATAAACATTATATCTACTATTTTTAGTAATTTTTGAATTATTAAATACAGTGGGGTTTAGAAGTTCTATATTATTATCAGATGCTATGGCAAAAGATGGGAAGCGGGTTGCTCCATTTATAATAAAAAAATCCAACAAATGATAAGTTTAGCAAATACCAAGATTATGAATTTGAAAAATTGAGAGAATTAAGAGATAATAAACAGCGTATTCAGCAAGAAAAAATATTGAAAGAAATAGAAGATGAGGTTAGTTCTTTATTAGGAGAACTAACCAATCCAAATTATCAGGAAACATTTGCAGAATTAAAAAAAAAAATTAATTTAGATTTATATAATATATGGACGTAGATGAAGATATGGAGGTAGTTAAACCAACTTTATTGAGTACATTAAGTCATGCTGCAACTACACCAATTGCAATCACAACAGCAGATGATATAACTATTTTAAGTAAACGGAATGATAGAGTAGACGAAGAATGGTCTACAAATATATTTACAAGCCTTATGCAAGATAAAGATGCACAACGAGAAGTTGCATTAAGAATGAAACACTCTGTTCGTGCTGGCAGGCATTTTCCGTTTGATTTTGAAGATAAACACTGGGCTAATTATCCATATAGAATTTGTACATTTTTTTATAATAAAATAAGTCATGAAATAGTATTTGGAACAGAGGAAAGTTACAATATTCAACAGGTAGTTTATCCAGAATCAGTTGGAATTAACCCAAAATTAATCATTGCTGCCGTTATAAAAGCTGTGAGCAATATATACACAATACAAAATCCTGCATTAAATGATAGAAGATTATTTATTAAAGTAATTGTTGATTTATATTTTACACGTCCTCCTGGCGAAGCATCAGTTGACCCACGTAAACCTTATACTGCATATTTTCATAAAGATTCTGGAACAAATCAACATATTAGACAAACTAAAACAACTCATCGTGCGCAAGGTCATGATAATATAGAGTATGTTTCTTTATTGTATTTATCTTCAGATCCTGAAAGAATTTTAAAGGGAACTACAGTTATTCCAACTATGGCAAACGCAACAGGTTACGCTGATGCTCCGTGCGCATTAACATGTTCAGTAAAAAATGGGGTAACTATTATATTTAATGATACTCTTCTTACACATTCAACACCGCACGTTAATTTAGTAGTTAAACCGGAAAGTGTGGGGTCTCAACCATTATTAATTCATTTAAATAAAGACGGAGAAGACATAGTTGCATTGACTGAACCCCCCTCAATTTTGGAAGGAGCAGATCCAGATGCTATTAGGCGCCTTGAAGCAGGGTTTAGAGAAAGCAGAGCATTCGTGCGAAATCACTTTATTTTTGAGACAATCAATCAGCCAGAAATTGAAATAAGGAATCCAATTCATATTGGAGTTTTTTTAGAAAGATATATAAAAGCTAATCCCGAATTGGAATCAGTCGTAGATGGTAACGCATTATACTCAAGTATAATGAGAATGATAGAAACTAACGATAAAATAATGGGAGGTGAAATTACTAAAGCAGATTTTATGCAAGAAACTTACTCATATGTTGCTAAAATAAAAGATATTTCTGATGCAACAGAATTAAACACATGCTTTTCAACTCTTAGTAAATCTCATCTTGCCCTTGGTAAAAACCGCAATAAAAATAAGAAAACAAAAAGAAATAAATATAAAAGAACAAAAAGAAGAAAAACAAAAAGAAGAAGAAGATAAATTCTCTCTTTAAAATATGGCATCAATTCATATTCCTGTTTCTCTTGAAAATGAATTAAAAAAAATGATGGATGATAAACAATTGGATCATTCTCTCATGTTAAAACAATTAATGGAGAGAAGATTGCCCTCAGAATCTCTCAATACATTGGAGGAAACAATACAATTTTATAGAGATAATGTTAATAATAATGTTTTTACTGCAGTTGTAAGATTGCATGGTCTATATCATGTAACTGTAGATGATTTTGATTATGGGGAAGTATATGGGGAATCATATAAAATATTAAATGTCGCTCCAATATCAGCGCCAACTTATAGAAATCCAAATGGTGAATTATTTTTATTTGCTCTGTTAATGTATACTAATTGGCCTCCGGAAATAATTTATAGATTGTTGTATCCTTTATCGCGATTTTCAAAGAAACATTTATCTAATCCGCGCAATATGTATGAATTTCACAATATAAAAAGAGGAGATAGAATTGTAAATAAACATTATAATGATGAAAGCATAAATTTAGAAAATAATAAATATGCATATGTAACGGAAAAAAGTAATATTTATAATTATATACCTACAAAGACCATTAAAGATGTGCATGCATATTTGATAATGCAAGATTTTTGTTTAAAAATAGAAGGAAGATCAGTGTTGCCAATAATAGAAATAAAAAGTATTTTAGATTTTATTGGAGTTGAATGTATTGATGATAGCGCAAAAAAAACGTATTATGATTATTCTTCTCCTGAAAATTCGGTTATGATAATAAAGTATGAAAAAGGTGATAATTTAATGCAATGTAAAAATTTTATTGCATGGAATATTTTACAAAAATACATGGAGAAGAGAGAAGAGAGAGAATTACCTAAATTTGTTTTAAATTTATTAACTAAGCATTTGATTAAAAAATCGGGGAAAATATCTTTAAGTTCTTTAAATCCTTTTTTAGTAAATACATGTATTCCAAAATATAGAAAAACAAATATTCTTAATCCAAGTGAAACTGGACTATATAAAGAATTTCCAGAAAAAAGAGGACTTGTAGATTGTATTAGTAGAGAATTTGCCGGGATAGTTGACTCAGTTGCAGAAGTCAGCCGAAAGAGTAGGAGTAAAAAAAGGCAACCATCTGCTATTACAAATGTGAATGAATATTTTGATAGATTTAGATATAATGTAGATCATAAATTTTTTGGCGAAGATATGCCAGAAGATCTATTGATGAATGATTTTATTTCATTAGTTAATGTATGTAAAGAATTGAATCCGACTGATCCAATGACAGAATATTTAAATACTTATACACGGTCTCCATTATTAATTACTGCATCTATTAGAGATGATTCTCCATTAAATCCATTTGGTGCTTCATTATTTGAGACATCACAAAAGATAGTAAATATGTTTATAGGAGATAACAAAATAATGATATTTGCGCCATCTTGTTCTTGCACAAAATATTACTGCCCACTAGATTGTGAAACTATAGAAAGATTGCATACGCCACGCAGTAATATTGCTAGAGGAAAGACAAGAAAGACAAGAAAGACAAGAAAGATAAAAAAAACAATATTATTTTAACATAAGGGTATTGTCTAGAATAATATTTAAGTTATGGAATGCAATAATTTGATTTAATTTAAATTCAATGGAAATAATTTCATTTGCATGTGATATATAAAATGCTAAATGGCGGAATCTATATGACCAATACCAAACTAGAATGCCGTGCTCGCGTTTTTTAATTGAATTAATACCCGATTTTATATGCGAAATGGGAATAAATTGAAAATGAATATCTTTGATCTGTTGTTCATTTTCTCTCATAAAGTCTTCAACAAGTTTAATTTCTTGGCCATTCATTTCTGTTGAAAAGTTTGCCATATTTTGGTATATATTTATTAAAAAAATAAATATTCAATTTTTCTTTTATTCATATATAGAGTAGGATTTCAAAGTATTTGAATAGAATTCAAGTGAAATAATTTTTCCAGATTTTGACAAGTAAAAGGATCGTTGAAATAGTCCGCGCAACCAATAGACAACCAAATAAGCAGAGTCACTGTTTTTAACTGCATCAACAACAAATTGAATATCAGATTCTTTATAAAATTGTATAGGATTTTCATTTTTCTCTCTTATAAATTTTTCAATAACACTAATGTCATTAAGAGATAATTCTGCCAAAATAACAGACATGTTTATTATAATACATAATATAATATAAAAAAATCATTTTCAATTTTATTTTATTTTAAATGCACTTCATCATGGTAAGTATTTCATTTTTTAAAATATCCAGTCAAACGGGTAGCATGAAATGTAAGAGAATAAATAGTATTTTCTCTGGATTTATAAAATGCATATTCATTGAATCCTTCGCAAGCATAAAAGCAAAATGATCCGGGCGAAGCGCCCAGAACGCTTTTAAATGCAGTTTCTTTGGTTGAACTGCTTTCAGTAGGTTCATACATGCGACTATTGTCTTTATCACTAATAAATTTTTCAATGATATGAATATCGCGAGAAGGAAGCATAATAGTTGTGTATGGCATGTTGATATTGAATTAAATATAATAAATGTATTTAATTCAATTTTTTCTAATTATGGAAATAAAAGTTTGTCTGTGGTTGATCTAACACAAAAAATACGATGGCAAAAGATCATAAAAAGTATTAAATAAATTAAAACCCTCCATATGTTTTGTCTAAAGAATACAGATATGAAAACACCTGCTAAAATAGTAAGACCGACATCTAACATAGAAGTATTAAAAATACGAAATGGATGCGATCCAGGAGGTCCAAATATATCTTTATATTTACATAATGGATTTTTCATGCTATTATACTATAACTAGTTAATTCTCCAGTAAAAGAAGTTATTAAATATATTTTTCCGTTTTCAGCTTTATAATATGCATAAGATGAAAATCCATTACCCCCAAAAACTTTATATGATCTGTTTGGGCCATTTTTAACTTTAGACAAAGTTTCTCTTTGCATTTCTTGATGATGTGGGGAGATTGCGGGAGAATCATGTGAATTATTGTTTAAAATAAAATTTTCCAGATCATCTATTTGTTCTAATGATAATTGATCCATTAAAGCTTATAGATCAGATATCTTTAAATGATTTAAATAGAATTCTAACAATATACGTAATGCAGTGCAGTTGCGGTAAAACTTATAAACGAGAACAAATGCTATCAAAGCATGAAAGTATTTGTAAATATAATATTTTATGGAATGAAAATAAACGGCTGAAATTAGAGTTAGAAAATAAAGATAAAGATAAAGATAAAGTAAAAATGAGAATAAACTCGGATTCAAGTTGGATAAAAATTAGTAATAAACAATATCCTTATCCTCTTTAGGATCATTTTCTGGCGGAACATATTCTTCGGGTTTTGGATATTTTACACTATATTTAAAATCATTGTATTCGCAACTTTTTGTTTCAATGCAAGAAGATACTGTTTTACATTCTAGACAAATTTTAAATGACAATCTGCGGGCAATGATCCGGGAAAACATTATAATATGAATATGGGTAATGTTTAAATTATAATATTAAAAAATATTAATTTTCTTCATCCGTTAAATCATCTTCAAGCCTTATATATAGAGTATCTACGGAAATTGCCAATGCTTCAGTGCAGCGGCGATCAGTTCCTGGTCCTCTTTCTCCATGATAAATATTTATTGCACAATTTGCGCAAAATAATATAAATATATCTCCAATAGATCCATATATTTTGCAATTTGCGCATGTGTCTGGTCCAGTATAGTTATGCATATCATCAATCCAGGCGCGGGGAAATGATGCAATGTATTTTGTTCCGTTGACTTCAAAGAATTGAATTTCCATTTTTTTCTCCTATAATGTCAATAGTTTGTTTTTCAATTTTTTATTATAATATTAAATTAGAATGATGAAACAAGAGAGAAGAGAAATAAAAAAAGAAATGAAAAGAAAAATAACAGGTGAAGAAGTTATTTTTATTTTTGAAAAAGTATTAGAAGATTGGAAAACAATACGTATTTTTAATACTTTAATACAAAATGATCCAACTTCGGGAGCTGTTAAAAAAAAAGTAGAGACAATAGCAACGGGTAATTGCAAAGTATTTGAAAGAGAATTTGATAGTAAAGAAAGATTTATTTATTATCAAGAGTTGAGAGAAAAAGTTTATTTGCATCGTAAATAAATGGCATGGATCATTTTTTCTACAAAATGATGATTAAAATTGAATTTAATTATTGGATGAGGATGGCAAATTTTTTCCAAAAATGGCAAATTACGAATGCTTAAAAGATGATCTGAAAACATATCTGGTTCATTGGAATTTATAATAAACTTGAAGCAGCAATACATATTGAAGACATCTTTTTGGACTGTATACATATGACTCTGAGGGTTGTATGAAAATTCTGGATAAGATTTTAATGCTTTTCTGTATATATTAGCAATAGCATTTCCAAATTCTAATTGATCTTTGCTGAAAAATGCATTGCGCAACTCTGACAAAAGTGCAATTGTTTCTGAATCGTAATGCAAATCTTCTATTTTTTCATTTATAACATGTGCTGCACATATTATAGTATTTACCCAGAGAAGATTTGCTCTATCGTCAATGAAACTTGCAATACATTCAATAGATTTGTAGCCATCGTCCAAAACAATATCAGTGTAGGTTGTCATTTTTGTTATTTGATATTTATTATTTAACTATAAACTATTCAATTTTTAAAATAAATAGCGGCAAATGCAATACCCTACAAAATTTGCCAGAAGCATACCTACATGAAGAATAGATATAAATCCTATTTTAGTTTTTAATGGTGTTGCATCATCTAAAATAGAATAAACAGGATCTCCAATAAATATTCGCCAAGGAAGATATATGGTAAAAAACCATGTCCATCCCCAAAGAAAAACTTGTGCCAAAGATAATAGATCAAATGAATAACACATTTCAGAATATGCTAATTTGTATACTATCATAGCATATGGAACCGTGTGATGAATATATGTCAAAAGATCTACATGCCATTCTATTAATTGGTTATCTGGAATTGGTATTTTATCAGCATCTCCAATATTAAAAAATAGTTTTCCGCTCCAATATCCCATCATAATTAAAAAATGAACATTGTGAGCAAGTGGTAACATATTTGGATAAAAATAAACAAGAAAAGATGCAATATGTCCAGTGTCAGTAAAGCGAATAAATTGTTTAATCCAATTTAATTGGGGATATGCAGGAAAAAAATTATAATATGATCCAAACCAATAAAAATAATTAAGAGAATATAATTTAGTAATTATCATTGAAGAGAGAAAAATATTATTTGTCATCATTAAAAGAAACATTTCAGCAACCGAAAAATAAAATCCATTTTTTAATATTAAAAGTATAATATTATTTAACGAGATATTATTATAGTAAAATAACATTATGTATATTAGTAATTTGCTTTTAAGTTTTTTCGCATTATACATAAATGGAAAATGGTCTTTTTATTTTTAGAAGAGATTTGAGAATAATAGATAATAAAGGATTAAATCACCTTCAAACAAAATGCAAAAATATATTCACAATATTTATTTTTACACCGGAGCAAGTTGTATCAAATGAATTTAGATCCGAAAATGCAATTCTTTTTATGATTGAATCTCTTTCTGATTTAGAAGAAAAAATAAGAGAGAAGGGTGGAAAACTTTTATTCTTTTACGGGGACAATGAGGCTGTTATTAAAAAATGTATAACTGCACTAAAGATAGATATTATTTGTTTTAATATGGATTGCAGTCCATATTCAGTAAAACGCGATGAAAGTATTAAAAAAATTGGAGTGCCAGTAGAAACAGGAGGCGATTATTATTTGAATTGGTTAGGTTCAATAAAGACGGGGACAAAGACAATATATAAGAAATTTACTCCGTACTATAATACGGCGGTTAAATATGAAGTAGAAGATCCACATACATCTACTATTCATTTTTCAAAGGCTGATCCAAGTTTCTCTCTTTCTCTCTTGTCTATTATAAAAAAATTAAAAATAAAGGAGAATAAAAATCGTGTTGTTTTTGGAGGAAGGGATAATGCCTTGCAAGCTTTGATCGTGGCAAAGAAAGATCAGATAAATTATTCGGAAACGCATAATGAATTGTCTAGAAATACAAGTCGGCTGAGCGCATTTATTAAATTTGGTTGTTTATCTGTTAGGGAAGTATATAAAGAGTTTAAAGATAATAAAGATTTCATACGACAGTTATATTGGCGCGATTTTTATGCAAATATTATGTACGCTTATCCAGAAGTTTTAAAGGAAGCAATGAAGCCAACTTATAGAAATATAAAATGGACAGGCAATGCAAAATGGTTTCAAGCTTGGACCGAAGGTCGGACTGGGTTTCCAGTAGTAGATGCAGGGATGCGCGAATTAAACGCAACAGGATATATGCACAATAGGGCAAGACTTATTACTGCTAGTTTTTTAATAAAAACATTATTGATAAATTGGCAAGAAGGAGAGAAATATTTTGCAAAACATTTAACAGATTATGATCCTGCGTCAAACAATTTAAATTGGCAATGGTGTGCATCATCTGCGGTAGATTCGCAACCATATTTTCGCATATTTAATCCGTGGTTACAGTCAAAAACTTATGACGAAGAAGCGGAATATATTAAAAAATGGATACCTGAATTGGAATCTGTTTTAGCAAAAGATATTCATACTTGGTTTAAAACATATGAAAAATACGCAGATGCCACGCATTATCCTGCGCCAATTGTTTCATATGAAGATCAAAAAGAAAAAGCATTAAAAATGTACAAAGAAATTGAATAAAAGAAAAGAAATTGAATAATATATGAAAACTAGAAAAAATAAAAGTATAGTAAACTCGTGGAAAGGTAAAGAAAATAATGGAGATGGGACATTTAAATATGGAAGTAAAGATATTCCATATAGTAAGAAATTTGAAAATCATTTAATGAAATCTGTTAAAAAACGCAAAATAACTCATAAAGATGATTATTGCAGTGCATCATCAAGCAATTGCAAAAATTCACAAGTATGGCCTAGACCAAGTAGAGAAGCAATGCCTCAATTTGAGAATATGAAAATGGTAAGAAAATTTGATAGAGAATTGAAAAAATTAAAATATTCAAATAAGAATACAACTTTTTTAGCAAAAAAATTAAAAGCATCTCAGAGAGAAATTAATAAAGTAAAAATTAATGAAATTGCTGATAGATGGAGAGAAAAAGCAATTGAATCCACTAAAACATTGAAAAAGATATTAGAAGAAGAACCAGTGCCAATATTGATAACAAATGATGGAAGTATAGTGGATGGACATCATAGGGCATTTGCTATAAAAATTTTAATAAAACGAGGAGATCTTCCGCCTGATTATATGGCACCGGTTCACATGTATAATGCACCAATAAAAACAGTATTAATGATTGCAAATTCATTAGGATATAATTCGGAACCACAGAAAATGTAATTAATAAAAAAAATTGAAAAGAAATAGATTTAAATACTTTCCTTTAATCAAGAGAAAGAATGCAAGCCTACAACGTTTCCATTTATTTCAAGTTTGCCAGAACATCTACTGCCAAGTTTTACGATATTAATTTGAATTGGTCAATTAATGAATTTATAAATATCATGAATGCGCTCATTGACCAAGATTTTGGAAAGGATCGCGTTGAATTTGTGAAAACAATGCAAAACACGCATAACATGGCATCAGAAGATGCTCCAGCAATATCTCCTTCAGATATTCCGTTGAGAGAAATATTTCAACAAGATATTGCTACTAATTCATTGGCATTTTATATAAGAGATCGCACCCCGCAGCCTAACGTAACTAATTAAAAATATTTTTTATTTTATCTTCAAAATATAATGGGTAAAACAAAAAAATCAATGTTTGGTATAGATGATTGTCATTTGCCTAAAAAAAATTTTACGTTTAAAAATAAAAAACATGTTAAATTATTTTCAAAAAAATACCAATACAATACCATTATTTTATTTCCGCACAATCTAGGGCAAACAAAAACAGGAACAGAAAAAACACCAAAGTATTTAAACAAATTTATAAATCATAATAAACATGAAGTTAAAATGGTAAAAGACACTAAAAATATGTTTAAAAATTTAGTAAATTTATATGATATTAATGAAAAATCTTCCGGAAAAATAATAAATATTGGAGGTGATCATTCCATGGCAATATCCACGATTGCGTCAACATTGAATAAATATCCAACTGCAAAAGTTATTTATTTTGATGCGCATGCAGATATAAATACATATAAGATGTCAAAATCAAAACATTATCATGGAATGCCGTTGAGTTTTGTAACAGGTATAGATAAAAATGCAAAATTTTCTTTCATAAAAAATTTATTACCATTTGAAAATTTATTATATATTGGAAGTAGATGTTGGGATACATTTGAAATTAATGAAGTATATAAAGAGAGAATTAAGTTTTTGACTCCAGATGATATTAATAATAATTTTAAAGAATCATTGGAAAAAATACTTAATTTTGTGGGAAATTCTCCAATTCATGTTTCATTTGATGTAGACTCTATTGATCCTGCATTTATTCCCTCTACTGGTACTCCAGTTAAAAATGGAGTTCAACTAAAATACGCAAAAACAATATTAAAAAATTTGAATAATGCTAATATTGTAAATATGGATATTACTGAATTAAATATGGATTTAGGAACAAAAAAAGACGGAATCAAATCAGGATTAAATACAGAGAAGTTATTTCACAATTTTTTATCCAAATAGAGGTTTTCTTCTTTATTTAAAAAACAATTTAAATAAAAAACAATTTAAAGTAATAATGTCAGAGGTGGAGAAATATATATCAGGTTCAAAACTAAATATTGACAATTATATAGCTAAACGTGAGTTTAGAAAAGCATTTGGATTATTAATTTTATTTTTAGAAAGACTGGACGGTGAAGAAAAAGCACAGGTTGTTGATTATTATAGTAAAAATCTAGAAAAGTTTGGTTTTTTTATAAATACTTTTCCGAGTTCTTAATTGAAATCTATGAGAATAATTTATTCATGAGTCTAACTTCTCTCTTATTTTCTTCTTTATAAAATAGTTTATCAATTTGATTATCATCTCTCAGGCGAACCGAATAAGATTGTTGAATATTGTTTCTTCCAATTCTTCCTAAAGATTGAATAATTTTTTCTTGAGTTAGATTCAAATCTTTTCCCAAATATCCATGACAAAATTGATAGTTTGTTCCATAAATATAATCACTGGAAGCAATGATCAAGAACAAGTGTTGCGAATCTGCGAGAGTTTTCATTATTTCAGTGTATTCAATGCTTTTATGTGTAGTGAATACACCAATACCCATTAGAAGGAGCAGTTTAAAATTATCGGGAACTCCTGTCAGCATCATTATTTTGACAATTGTTTGCTCATCAATGCAGCAGGTAAATGCTGTTTGGGCATGTTGTTCCCATGCAAATCCTGTCCATTTTTTCAAATGATCTATTTTATTTGGAACAAACAGTTCAGGTATTTCTGCCGAAGTGATTTTTGAGCGCAGCATTTCAATTTCATTTGTAAATTTTTCAGTCAATTTGTTTTCGCCGGTTGCCGCTTTTTTCCTATCATTTCCTAATTTTGAAACAGAAGACATTGTATCTTTGGTAAGTTCTTTATTTGAATTCTTTTCAATAATATTTTGTATTTCTTGTTCCAATTGCAATATTTTTTCATTAATTGAATTGTTCAATGATATTTTTTCAAAAATAACCTCGGAAATTTTTGAGGGAAGCGCTGCTTGTTGGATGCAAAATGTCGCAATCTTTTCTACATCATCCGCCAGATAAATAGTTGGTCCGCATGTAAGGGTGTGCGCATCTTTTGTTGAAATATATATTCCAAAATTTGAACTAGATGCGTCTGGAGCAGATTCGCTTAATGCTTTTGCCAATGGCTTTCCTGCCATTTTGGCGCCTCCCCCACCAGCAGCACCTAAGCCAGGTCCAACACTTGCAGATTTTGACAATGGTTTTCCTGCGGTAAAGGAGGAGGAGGAGGAGGTTGAAGGCGTTTTCCATAATGCGATGCATCCTTCATACACTGCGGGCCAATGCGCACGGGTAATTTTTTTGACAACTTTGATGTAATGAAGTTTGATAGATATCATATCAATATCGCCGATAGATGCAAAACATCTGCTAATTTTGCAGTTTCCTGGGATGAATCCGTTGTCTTCTACAAATGTAATAAATTTGACGGTTTCATTTAAATCAAAATACCGCAGAAGTGTTAAATTCTGTTCGCAATGACGTATGCTTTCTTGCAATTTATCATAATCAGAAGTAATGAAATGCGGCAACAATGCAAGTCCTGATTTATTAAGAATTGGTATTGATTTTTTACATTCAAAGCTAGTAATATTATTAACAGTTGCGCCAGGAAATTTCCGCATAAAACTTGCAATAGTCTCACCGAGTTCATGCATTTTTGGCAAAGTTGCAGATGACAATATCATAGTTGGTACAAGATTTTCTTTCCAATTTTTTTCTATCATTGCGTGAAGATCATGTTTTTCATAATCCATAGAAATTGTGGGTTCGTCCCAAAATGTGATCATGGATTCTGCATCGTTAAATGATTGCATGTATAGCATTGCCGGAATATATGATTGCAAATCGCAGATCATGATTTCAACTTTGTCTCCAATTGTATTGTCAATTTTTGCGTATTTGCCGCTCTTTTTGTTTTTATAATTCAAAATTTTATAGAGTTTTCCATCGGCAGATCTGGCAAATTCGGTTGCTGCATTAAAATGCAATCGGATATCTGCCGCGCACGTGCAACCGAATGCAAATGCTATTTTTTTACCGATTGATACGGCGGAACGCGCCAAAGCAACGCCAACATGTTTTGCACCGCATACAAAGATGACTTTGTATTTTTCTGACAAGCCTAGAGGACTTAAAGTTTTGCCGGTTCCTGTTGGCGCAGTATACAAAGTTAAACTGGGCTTTAATACCACATCTTCCTCTTCTTCTAAGCCGACCCCTCCTCCTCCCTTACTACAACTTTCCTGCACTTTTTTATTGTTAAATAGTGAAAACAATTGTTTTTGATGATCGTACAATTTGTTGTCACCGTATTTCAACAAAAGTTTATTCTTTTCAATAAAGTTCACCGAATTTGAGACAATATCATAAATGTCAATTTCTTCTTCAAATTTAATAACTTTATCAATAAGTGTGAGCAGGTGGGGATTTAAGCTGTGAATAGTGTTTTGCATAAATTTATACAATGTGAAATATTGAATGCCCCATTCATTGTCATCTTTAGATTTCAAAACAATAATTTTTTCAATGAGATCCAATAATACAAATTCAGCAATGTTGATTGTATCGGCTTTTTGAATATTTGTGTGCCCAATGCGAATTAAATCGGCTTTTTTCACAGTGGATGTAGATGAAACTTTAATTTCAAAAAGATCACCAAATTGTTTTTTCAATTTATCAACTGTTGGTTGCAAATATATTTTAAATAAATGGTCGTGCATGTTTGCACTGGATTCAATCTTTAAATAATTGATAAGTGTAACAGTCTTTCCCTCGGTAATATTTACATTTTGAAATCCATCAACAATTAATTTCAAAATGCTAATTTCTTCTGGCGGAACTGGGATATCAATTGCATCCCACTCCATTTTGACAAGCTGTGATTGATTTGCGAGGGTATTTAACTCCATTCTTAATTATAGACAGTTTATATTTAATATTTATTTTCAATTTTATTAAAAATTGATTTAATCTATTAAAGATATTAAAGAAGTAATTATAATACAAATGACTTGCACCATTGTCAGCATTGAAGGAAATATTGGTTCTGGAAAATCAACAATTTTGAGCAATTTAAGAGAGAAATATAAAGACAATCATCGTGTCATCTTTATAGATGAGCCAACTGCGGAATGGGATGATGTGCGCGATGCATCCGGTAAAACAATATTAGCAAAATTTTATGAGAATCCGCAGAAATATGCATTTCCATTTCAAATGCTAGCATTTATATCGCGAATTGAAATTATGCGGAAAACAATTTCAAAGAACAAAGATAAATATAAGGGAGAAAACTTGATCTTTGTCACGGAACGAGGAACACATACCGACAAACATGTTTTTGCAAAAATGTTGTTTGATACGGGGCAGATTGAAGATGTCAACTACCAAATTTATACAAAATGGTTTGATGCATTTGCAAATGATTTTGCGGTTGACAAAATCATTTACATCAGAACTCCGCCAGAAATTTGCAGAGAAAGGATTGCAAAAAGGCAGAGAGAAGGAGAGAGCGTTATTGCATTGGAATACCTTCAACAATGTCATGAATACCATGATGAAATGATGAAAAATTTGCAAGGAATTCCGCAGTTAAATATAAAAGGAAAAACAGATATTAGTCAGAGTCCGCAAATTATGGAAGAGTGGCTCTGGACAATTGATCAGTTTATTATTTAAAGGCCAGCGGCAGCCAGAGCAGCTAACTCTGCTTGAGAGGGTGGGAAAAATTCATTCACCAACATAGCATTTGTAACCGTCTCATACAAAAATGTTAATTTTTTATTTCCCTTGGTAGACGAGCGAATCTCAAAATTTCTAACGGATAACTCAACGTTACCTGCAGCAGCTCCAGAATTAGTTCCAATTGAAAGCATCAGGATTTCATCATTACTGTTTTCAGGCAAGTCAAAAGCTGTATTTGAATTTTGTGGAGTCACTACCAAATCAAGAATTGTATGATCTGCATATTTTGTAGTGAGAGCCGGAGTGTTCATTTTTGCACGGAGTAAATATTGTTCACCTTCCGTTAAAACAGACGCATCATCTGACGAAATGCCCCATTGTTTTCTATTTTTGTACCACGAGCCGCTATTGGGGCCAGCTAGTGTGGGCTTGGTATAGACAGTTATAAATGGAAGGCTAATTTTTGAGAACATTGTAACTGAAAAAGCAAGTTCATTGATATCAGCAACAGTCGCTTTAAATCTTAAGGCTGGACCCGCACCAACAACATTACTAACAGGATACCAGTTAATTTTTGAAGGCGGTCCGTCATTTTTATAATACCATCCTTGATGTCCTGCGGCCAGATTCATCGGAGGAATTAACTCAGGACGATCTGCCTTGCCAAAAACAATTGGGGAATATGGCACAATGTGAGAATCATGTATTTGAGCCTGCAATGCAACATCCCCAGCAGATCGCGAGGAGGCTTCCGACACCAGACTCGCAGTAAGGGTTGCAACATCGCCGGCACGGGCAGTCGCTTCAGCAGAAACAGCGGATACACGATTAGTCACTTCCGCAGCAACAGCAAGTCCGCGAGCCGTCACTTCCGCAGCAAGATCTCCTGCAACAGAATTAACATGTGCCAGCATTTCAGGCAATGTATCATATGCTCCATCTAGCGCAAATGTTGATCCGCTAATAGAATTGATTATCAGTTTTAATGCATCGTAATTACTAGTGACGACCGTATCTAACGTGTGTTTATTGACCGCATCAGTATTATTAACGGCATTTTTCACAACAGTAAGGGTTTTACCAGCATCTATTTTAAATTCGTTAGCAGTCGCAGTAGCAGAACGCAAAAAGAGAGTCGCAGGAAATGAAGACATTATATAATGTTCCTATATAATTTTTTTTACAAAAAAAATAATTTTACTAAAATATTATAAGTATAAAATGATTGTTCAATGTCCACATTGCAAAGACTATATTGAAATTGAAAAACTAAATTGTGGAATATTTAGACATGGAATATATATTAGCAATGGCATGCAAATACCTCCGCATGCCAGTAAAGAAATTTGTGATGAGTTATTTGCAAAAGGATTAATATATGGTTGCGGAAAACCATTTAAAATAAATGCAAATACTTTTGAAATAGAAATTTGTGAGTATATATAATGGATATGGATATAGATATAAATAATAGTAGTAATTATCAAGTTAATATACATAAATTACAGTGTTTGTCAAATGGTGGCATTGATTATACAAATACTCCAATTTCACATGATACCCCGGTTGAAATATTTACTATTAATACTCAAGAAAGTATTGCAAGTATTGCTACAGATCCCATGTTTTTTTTTGATAAGAATTTTAAATATGTTTTTAATACACTATTTCATATTGCGCCAGAGGAACCCTGTAGAAATATATTAGATCCAACAACACAAGGAAATCATCAAATATTATTTACATTTATTGTTAAAAATACACCAGAATTATTTGAAACATGTGGATCAGTTAATGGTCCGCTAAATTATTATAAATTTTTTGATTTTACACATGAAGCATTGGATCAAGGGTTTGATAATTATTATACAAATATGGGCTCTCTATCCGATACGATTGCTGCGTCATTTCCAAAACAATGGTTTGTTAAATTTAGCGATGTTGCTAATGCAGTGCCTGTATATGATTATTTAAAAGCAAATAATTTATACAAATGGTGTTTGTCTACAGCAACTCCCGCAGTGATTGATATTTTTGTAATTAAATGCACGTTTATAGCAGGGGATTTTGTAAATAAAGATGTTATCATAGAAAAAATAAAAGATTTTTGCTGTTCATTTAGAAACATTGATATTGCATTAGGTAAAAAATATAAAAAAAAAAGAAAACATACTAAAAAAAAGAAAAGGCGTAGATTAAAACGAAAACGTACTAGAAAATATTTAATTTAAAAGGTGTACATTTAATGCGCTGCAAGGTTTATATTTCAAAATATCTTGCTGTTTTTTAGTAGTAGGAAAATATTCATCGCCATAAATATCCTGCAATAATAGCCATTCAAAAAGTCCACCCGTATAAATATAGATCCAGGTGAATCCCAATTTTAGTAGTTGGTTGTATTTTGTTTGGACCCCTAAATCATTACAATTTTTTCCATAGATTATTATTTTAACAGATTGAGTGTCCTTTAAATATTTATTAATAATGGATTCTTCTCTTATTGCAGGTATTGTATTTTTAATCAAACAATCTTGCTCCAGATCAGACAAAGTATTAATTAAAATATACATATCAGAGCTTTTGCAGATAGACTGCATATCTTCAAAATTTATTTTCAACATAGATTGCGAACCGCCCATTAAGTATTTAAACAAGTTTATTTTTATATTATTAAAAGCATAAAAGTATTTAAAGTTATTAAATATGAAATAATTAATTGAACAGTAAATGCAAGTCTAGACACAGTACTTATACTAATTACATCTATATATCCAGTACTCGTTTCAATATTTAATGCAAAAAAGAGAGCAACTAAAAAAGAATTATCTCTGTAATAATTGTGAGGGACTTTATCGTCTGATGGAAGAAAATGTTCAGAAAAATTGTCAAGTAAATACATATAGATGAATGTGAAAACAATAATACATGCAAAATGCGTAATTACTAGATTGTTTATTTTTTCAAAAATTTTCATTATATTATATTATAAATATTAATTAAATTGAACGGTAATTTCAATCATTTCTTTTTTAATACTTTTACTAGCACTGATAGATAATTCTTCTCTCTTTTTTCTCGTTTTAGTATTATTTTCAATAGGAATTTCTTTTCTTTTTGAAGTGCTGTTTCTGGCATTCATATCTGTTTCAATATCGGCATAATTTTCTTCAATATATTGAATAACATTATTTTCAAATGCCCATTTAAAAAAATTAAGTTGACCAATAGTGGTTTCAATTGATGTTCCTGCTTCATATGGAATACTTAGGCGATCTCGTCTGCAAAATGGATCAAGCCTTCCTTTACTGTATGCTTTTAATTTCAGTTTGTAATCAACGTATACTTTAAAACGGCGACCATCTGCTAAAGAATAAACAGTGTAATATTTTTTTGCATAATTTGTTACAAACCAATCTACAATGCGGAGAGAAATTTTTGATTCCCCCGTAATAATATTAAGCATTCGCTGCAAATTGCTGTGGTCTTCATAATATTTTAGTAAATTATGAAGAAGTAAATCATTCTGGGTTGTATAAGACATGATATAGGTATTTTCATATTTTTAAATACTTATTTTATTAAGTATTTATTCCTTTTTAGTTTCTCCAGTGTTTATTGTTTTGAAAAAAAGATCTCGTGCACTAATATCATCTAAATATGTATTTTGTGCCATGAAAGGATTTTTATTTATTTGAGATATTAATTCTCTTTCGGATATTTTTGCATAAGCATCTTCGCGCTTATTTTCTTCTACAATAATAAGAGGTTGTTCTTGTTCTTCTTCTTTAATTTTTCTACTAGATTTCTCTCCTATAGAACCATTTGACCATTTTAAAGTAAAACTCATTAATAAAATATAGATTTTTATTTATGTTTAAAATAACGAGTAAAAAGTAGTTTAATAGTATAATGAAAACTAGAAAAAATCGCAAAACAAAATCTAGAAGACATTTTGTGAATAGTTTAAAAAAATTATATCCGTCATGCAAACATGATAGTGTTTCTAAAAACTATGAAGGTCATAAAGTAACCTATGGCGAAATGGAATACAATGGGATTGAATTGTTATATAAACATATTACTAAAAAATATAATCAGAATATTAATAGTTTTATTGATGTCGGTTCTGGTCGCGGAAAGTTATGCATGTTTATGGCAGCTCAGCCTAAAATACGTAAAGTAATAGGCATTGAGTTAGTTAAAGAACGACACGATGATGCAGAGACACTGAAATTCAACTTGGATCCTGTATATGCAGATAAAGTCACATTACTTAATTCAGATATTTTTAAAATAAATTTGAAAGAGTTTGATTTGTCAAATGTATTTGTATGGTTTAGTAATTTATGTTTTGATCAAAATGTTACGGATGATATTTTTAAAAAACTTATTGTGGAGCTGCCATCTGGTTCTATTATATGTTGTTCAAAACCACATACTCTACCAGAATTACAACTCTTAGATTCAATTCAAGTTCCAATGTCATGGAATAGTTCCAGTAATGTTAATATTTATAAATTATAATCTTTTTCTTTTTTTGGTGTTGCGCTTGCGTTTATTTTTTTTGCGCTTTGTTTTACGAGAGCGTTTGCGACCACGCGCCGTTTCTGTTAATGCAGGGCCAATGGATTTAATATTTTGCATATCTATTTTATAATATCTTTCACCTCTTCCAGGGTCTGCGGCATTATCTGTAAATTTTACATATAAGTATTTGTAGATACTGCCTTTATCATTTTGAGCGCCCAAAATATATGCATTACACGGACAAGTTCGTCTATCATCATCGTCTTTAATTACAAGTGAATAAACAGTTCTTAGTTGTATATTTTCCGGATCTATTCCGCCTAGCATTTCAGTATCATCTAAAATATCTTCTATATCAATTGATGTATTTCCTTCTAAACTTCCTTGCCATTGATCAGGAGGAAATATAGATTCATCAATATTGCCATCGTTTCTTTCAATAATTCTTTTTCTTATTAAATCATGTTTTATTTTATTATTTGGGGAGAGAACATCATAAACTTGTCTATTAATTGGTTCAATCACTTCATCATAGTCACCGTCATCATCTAATCCTCCCCATTCCATTTATATTATAACAATTTTAAAATTATTAATGGAACTGCTATTCCTAAAGATAGACCGGCAATTGTTTGGAGAAAAGTATGACATTTTTTAGCTATTCTAGAGTAGATCATTAAAGCGATCCATATAATTCCAATATATTTGTAGTTGCGATATTGAGGAAATAAAAAATATATGGATACAAAAAATGCAGTAACCTCGCTAACATGTCCAGATGGAAACCCAGATTGGCCTGCAACTTTTCCATTTGTTGAAAATAAATCACAGTTTCTCGCTTCATCTGGTCGTTTTAACCATTTTAAGTTTAATGGTTTAGTAAAATATTTTATTCCAACTTGAATAATGTGAACGAATCCTAATATTACAATTGTATAAAACCATCTAATATCTCTAGAATAAATTAACATGATCCATGGAAAAATAAGTATTAGAATAAGAGATTCACTAATCATAATTTATGGATAGTTAATTGTTTTGTGAATAAAAAAGCATCTTTATTGCAATTTCTTCGTTTCAAATTGCATCCCAAACAAGATATAACTACATTATCTGCATTGTGTCCGATTTTGTTATCAATGCGATCAAGAGTCCATTGCATTTTCTCTCTTACATCTGAATATAAAACAAATAAATTATTTTTACAATAGTAACAAGAGAGAAGGCATTCTTTTAATTTTAAAATACATTGATCAAATGTAATAAATTCGCCAATCAAAAACATATTTTTACGTAGATCTTGTTGTTTATATGATGATAATTTTTGAGATATTTGGCAAGTAACTTCACCAGGAACTTCGCTTAAGTATTTTAATTGATCATCTATATTAAAATACTCTAATGCATAGTCTTGAGTAGATTTTCGTTTTTTTATAATTTTTTCCTCTTTTTTCAATTTTTTCATCTCGTATTTATTGTTTGTTCCTTGAATAACAATATGTTTCTCCATAAAATGAAAATATATTAATCTTTAAATATTGTATTTAAATAGATATTACTATATTAATATAATGGAATCCCAAAAAAAACATGCAGTGTGCGCCGAATTACAGAATATCAAATATAAAACAATGTTGCTAAAAGGAAGCGTCCCAGTTGAAACAAAAGTATCAGGCAATTTGGATAATCTTGAAAAATTCTTGGAAATAGAGAAAAATAATAATACTGCATTAAACGATCAACCATGGAATAAATTGGACAAAACAATTAAACTGAAAAAATTTCAGGTGTTTGTTGAAAAATATGCAGAAGAAAATAATCTATCCGACGAAGACTCAATAAAATTATTTGCTTTTTTGAAAGACTGCATTGACCGAAAAAAACTCAAGCTGGTAAAAGATGTGGAATATAACAAAATTACTGGCGAAATTGTAAGTATCCCTGCTCTTGTTTACAGCAAAACTTCAAAACATTTTACATTGAAAAACTCTGATAAACGCGTTTCAACTTTGAAGAGCCTCCCCCCAAAAAAGACAACTACAATCAGACATAAGACGGAATCCGACGAAGATGAAGATGATTAATAAATAAATAATATAAATATAACTTGATATATTATTTAATGGATATTTGCGAAATCATATATGAATATCACGAAGAAAATCCTTGCGCTATTTCAGAACCCGATTTTGAAGAAGATTTGTTAGAGCATCTTGCACAACTTGGCCTGAAAATTGATGAGGATGAGGATGACGACATTAAAGAAGCATTAGATCTTTTTTATCAATGTTTTATGCCAGTTAGATCAAGAGATTATTCTCCTGAACCCATTCTTAAAAAAGATAATACTGATATAAGAGAGAAACTTTCTTATCTAAGTTCATGTCCTCAACCTGCACAGCGCACTAAAGAATGGTATGAATTCCGTTATAATCTTATTACTGCGAGCAATGCATATAAAGCATTTGAATCTTCGCAAGCCGTGCAAAACCAGTTGATATTTGAAAAATGTTCGGCTGAAAAACCGGATGCAGATGCAGATACAAAAGTAATTCAAATAAAAAGTCCCTTTACGAATGTAAATTCGCCAATGCATTGGGGACAAAAATACGAACCTGTATCTGTTCTGGTTTATGAGAGTATTTTTGGGACAACTGTTGGAGAATTTGGATGCATTCGGCATAGCCAATTTCCATTCTTGGGAGCGAGTCCGGATGGTATTAATATTAATCCTTTTAATCCAAGATATGGTCGCATGCTTGAAATTAAAAACGTGGTCTCAAGAGAGATTGATGGAATCCCTAAAAAAGAATATTGGATTCAGATGCAACTTCAAATGGAAACATGTGATCTTGATGAATGTGATTTCTTGGAAAATAAATTCCTGGAATATGCGGACGAAGAAGCATTTCTCTCTGATACAATGGATGATAGCCATCTTTTGACAGAAGTAAATAATTTAAAAGGAATTATCATGTATTTTGTTTTACCAAATTCAGATACTCCTTTTTATGTTTATAAGCCATTGAATATGCCATTTGAAGAGTTTGAAGAATGGTCGCAAAAGCAAATATGGTGTGAGCACAAAGAAAAAACATGGATCTGCAATCTTTATTGGTGGATGGAAGAATGCAGTTGTGTTCTTGTTGAGCGAAATAGAATGTGGTTCAAAAACAATATTCATTTTCTAGAAAAAATATGGAAAACTGTAGAAGAAGAGAGAATAACCGGAAAATGGACTGAGCGCTCCCCAAATAAAAGAGATACTACTGCAAAAGATACATGTGCTGCAAGTCCAATAGCAAAATTTGATAAAAAAACTGGTAAATTTATTTTATGTTAATAATACAACTAGCAAACCCGCCACAAAGATTTTGAGGATTTTTGTGAATATATGCGCATTGACGTCCTTTAGCGCATTGTCCTGTTGCTCTGAAATCAAGACATTCAAGTTTCATATAGCCAACTGTCCTAAGATTTGGATCCGTTTCAACTTGTGGTAAAGCAATTATTTTTTTAGGATGGAGAAATCCACAGGTATCTCCTCTCCAGCAATATCCTTTTGCGTAATGGCGGCACACGGACATTGTAATTTTTAATTGAATCCTAATTAATATTTAGAAATCAATTTTTTTATTTTAAATACTTATTTTAATATAATGAGTTATTCTGTTACTTATAGTACATTACCATCATTAACTATTAATAATATTGGGTATACATTTAGTGGTTCTATTGCAATCGGAAATGCTTCTTGGACAAATAGTGGACCAGTAACCCTACCTTCAGGTGTATGGCTATGTACAATGAATGCATGGACTAGCGGATCTCTAGGAAGCAATCAAGGATCTAATATTAGTATAGCAACTTTAATTGATAGTATAAATTCACAACATGTTGCAACATGCGGAGCAGTTGGAGGAAATCAAGGATCAAATACAGCTTGTTCATTGACCGCGGTATTTACAAATCCTCCGCCATTATATTTTAATCTTTATTCTGGGCCTCCTGCAACTAATGCATTTTGCGGTTATTCATATACAAGATTAGCTTAACCATTTCTATAAAACATAACTGTAACTATCTCCCATAATAAGATCATCGCTGCTCCTAAAATATCCAACCCTGAGTCCATTTCCACCAGGGACCGGCCCTAAAGGATGAACCTCATTAGATTTGTTATGTTTATCTTTGTAAAATGCTCCGCAAAATTCTGCTCTGGTACACGTTCCTTCATCCGGATTCTTAAAGTAGCGCAAATTATTTGTAATTTGTTTAAAAGATCCTACCTTAAATATAGGATAATTCCACCAAATATCGTTGTAATTATCTGCACTAACGCCATTATGTTTGTAGTTTGGTTTAAAACTGTTATATAATAATGGCTTATCTAAATTAGCTAAACTTTGAAATGTTTCTCTCATTGTTATAAAATTCATCTGCGGAAAATAAAGAATGATTGCAAGTAAAATGAGTAAAAAAATAAATCCTGAATATTTAGAGAGTTTCATTATTATAATATAATATTATATTAAAGTATGAATGCTGATAAAAAATTATCTAATATTATATCAGAATTAATTAAATCAAAATATGAGTTTTCTATTAATACTCCTCCACCAAATATTACATTGAAACTTTTACGAGATGCAATGGATTGCATGGATTTAAAAGCAATAACAAATCCTTCATTAGAATATTTATGGTACATTTACTATATAAATAATTTTAATCCAAATATTTTTGGATTATTTTCCGAAAAAGAAGAATTTAAAAAATTAACAAATTTTAAAATACCAAATATTAAATTAATTGAACCATTAAAATCATTAAAATCATTAAAATCATTAAAATCATTAAAATCATTAAAATCATTAAAATCATTAAACTCATTAAAATCATTAAAATCATTAAACTCATTAAATAAATCTAGAAAACAAACAAATAAATCTAGAAAACAAACAAATAAATCTAGAAAACTTAAGGGAGGTGTCGTAGTTCATTATGATAATATCTTTACAAAAGACCCAAGTTGGATTCGCACCGCTGCTTTTCCTGGATCAACTATAATAAAATTAGATAATGTAACCCCAAATATTTATGGTACATCAATTGTATCTATGAACACGTTTGAAAATATACGCACATTATCTTTTTATATGTATTCAAAAGAAATTAAACAATTAATTTCTTTGCAGGGCTGTCCTATGGGTCAAGGTTATGCCCCCGATTATTGCGAAGGACGAATTGAAAATACCATTGGACCTGCTCCTCCTGGCGATAGATCACATGAAGAACGAGCATGGATGGCTCTCAAACATTTAACTTTGGAAAATTCTTTAGATAATGATATTGCTTTTAGAAACATAAGAATGATAGATCAGACTTGCGGGAGTTTTCAGGCATGGATTGCATTAAACAATTTAAATATGAACTGCAGATCTATAATTCATTGTTTTGCTGGATATGGCAGAACCGGAAGTGTGTTACTTATGTTAGAATGGAGAAAACAAATGCAAGATGGTAATGTAGCTCCAAATTTTATGCACCCTGGAAGATTAAATGAACCTTTTTTTGGTCTTGCAGACAGTCAAGCTTTTTATGCTGCAATTAATACAGGGTTAATTTCACATATTGTACATGATACATCTGCAAATAATGGTGCAGCAGTAAATGCTACTATTGCAGCATTTCCTATGGATAGGCTTAGACATGAAGTATCTGCGATAAGTAATTTAATGGAGATAAACAGATATATAGCAAGGATAAATAATATTATTTTATCTCTTGCAACTACATTTAATATAGATACTTCTGCCAATACTCAAATATTTTTATATAGAACATTTTTACCCGGAGAACCATATACTATCAATGATCCTACAATTATATTTAGACCAGTTCATGTAGATTTTTCCACTGGTCCGAATCCTATTGTAAATACAGTTAATAATCCATGCGGAATATTTATGATTGATATGCCACCGGCACTAGCAGCAGTAGCACCATAAAATCTTCAACTACTTTTATAAAATTGATCTACGAAAAATAAATCCTGAATATTTAGAGAGTTTCATTATTATAATATAATATTATATTAAAGTATGAATACATTTGATAAATTATTTTTATCTAAGGAAAAAAAAGATAAGGTTCGTAATGAAAACAAAGAAAAATCTGATTTATATTATAGCAGCGGAAAGTTGGAAAATCCTCCAATAATTGTTGTTCCAATAAAACCTAAAAAGTCTGCTATACATCATAAAGAGGTGGTTGAAGCTGCTAGTGAATTATATCCACTAAATGAAATGGATAGAAAAAATATAGAACGACACAATAGGAATAACCCAGGAGCATCGTATCATGATACATTTAAGGACGCTCAAGGTAATCCCGATTCAATATGTGGATCAGATTATCAAGGGTTTTCATATCTTTTAGAAAGAAAAATAAAAGAAGGACAATCTAAAGAAGTAATACTTCATTTAATTTTAAGATGCATATATGCAAGAAGTAAAGACAATGATAGACAAGATGCAGCTAGATTCTTTGATCGTTCTGAAGAAGAATCCGATCACCAGTGGAATATACATAGAAAAGTTATTGAAATATATGAAGATCTATATGAGAAAATAATTGCTATTCCTGAGGAAGAATTTTACGAGGAATTATTTAAAGATACAGTTATAATATATTTTAATAGTAGGGAACAGAAGTTTTTAATTTTATATGGCGATCAGGTAACTGATGCGCATAGATATAATATAGCAGAAGAAAAATATGTCTATGATAACTATTTGGCCGAAACTGGTAAAGAACTATATGAAAATTATAACACAACTGCAACGAATTACAGTATATTTACACCAAGAGAAAAGCTTGATAAAGAGCGACTTATTAGACGCTTTCAAACAGAGTTTAGAAGACAATTAGATCATCCTGAAGAAATAGAGGGAAATGCTGATCCAAAATATGTGCCTTTAACTAGTAGATTAAATGAATCAACTCCTTCTGCTTTAAGCAAAGAGCAATCATCACGTCTAATTTCTACAAGAAAAAAAAGAATTGAGGGTAACGAAAGACATCTTGAGCAATTGATGGATCGCGCTCGTGAGTTAAGAATTGCAATAACTCCTCCTGAAACGATTGAAACTTTAGAAAAAAAATTAAACGATTATTCACTTAGACAAGAAAAAGCTATTGAAAAAATGCAAAAAAAAATTATAGAAAAAAAAGGACGGGGAAGAAATAAAACTAAAAAAACTAAGAAAAATAAGAAAACTAAGAAAAATAAAAAAAAATAATCTAGGGATAATATATTATGGATCAACGGCAAGAACAAATTGATAAGATGAGAGCAGCACAACTTCGCAGAGCTGCATTAGCGAATATAAATACAACAAAAAATAAAACTGCGTATGAAAATTTTTTAAAAGATTATGGTCAATTGGAAGAAGGAGAAGTCCCAGATTTTCCACCCACCGCCCGCGGCATGCGCCTCTATAAATCTAGAAAAAGTGGCCGAAAATCTAGACGAAAAAAAGGAAAATCTAGGCGAAATAGAAAGTATTAAATACTTTTATAAAATTCGCGAACAGTTTCATTAACAAATATCCTAGAAATATCAAAGGAAGTCAAATAAAGTCCTTCAAGAGATTTTACACGAGAAAGAGCCACATATGTTTGCCCGCATTCAAATATATCTGACCCGACATCAATCTCGGCAGAATCTAGCGATGCTCCTTGAGATTTGTGTATGGTAATTGCCCATGCCAAAATCAATGGAATTTGTTGAACAGACAGACCTAATATTTTATCTGAATTCCATGCGTGAACTGGTATGGCACATTCGCAATGATTGAATTTGACAATAGGGCTACGCCATGGTCCTCCAAATCCTGTAACCACCCCCCGACTTCCATTGCATAGAATGCTGCCATCTGGTAGTTCCATGTTGACAATGCACATGACTTGTGATCCGCATTTCAGCGTTAGTTCTTGCTCGCACATTAAATTTTTTTCAATATATTTAAACTCTGCATCAATTTCTTCTGTTAAATAATGTTGCCCTGCAGTTGGAATATATTCAAATTTGGTTTTAAACAACATTTCTGGTCCAGTTAATTTTGCCATTTCTCTCATGTTAATAGAATCAACCTTATGTCTAATCGGAAATATTTTTGTGGGTTGAATCAAAATATCTGCTGGAATTTCTTTTCCAACACAACTGAGCAAAATATTATATGATTTTTTCTTTATTTTTCCTTCTCTGATTTGATTCAAAATTGTAGCATATATTTCATCTGATTGTCTAAAAATATGAATTAGTTTTATATGACAATCAAGAGAGAAAGTTTCTCTCCAAACAATACTTTCAAAACAAAAGGAAACTTCTTCATCTTTTGAAACTGGAGGTAATTGATAAAAATCCCCCAATGCAATTATTTGAATTCCTCCAAATGGTCTCGTACTTTTTTTAAAATACTTTCCAATTTCATGTATCAATTCAAATAATTTTTGAGACATCATGCTGATCTCATCAATAACTAATGTTTTAATATCTCTCCATTGGCTACGTTTATGAGGATTTCTTTTTATTTTTAAAATAATATTTTCAATAGAATCTGTTCCAAGTCCTATTCCTGCCCATGAATGGATTGTTTTTGCTTGACAACCTAGCAAAATAGCAGCACAACCTGTAAGGGCGGTTATTTGTATGTTTGGCTCAGTTCCGTAAAATAATTTAACAAGTGCGGATTTACCGGAACCACCTGGGCCAGTGATAAAAAGATTTTTTCCTTGTTGGAATTTGTCAAATGCAATTTGTTGTTCTGAAGAAAGCTGCATTATTATTAATAAAATAAACTATTTAATAAATATTATTATCAATTTTTAATTTATTCTATAATTATTGTTTATTTTATTAGCTATATCAATAGGATCAGACGATACATATATGTTTAAACTTTTTATTCCTCCTTTTATTAATTTTTGGCTATCTAATAAATTTAAATATTGTAAAAAAATATCGTAAAAATTATTTACATTTAATATAAAAATATTTTCATTAAAATCATGAACATTATTTTTAAACATTGCAAAAACAAATTCAAATGTAGTTCCTATCCCTCCGGGCAATATAAGGTATTCATTTCCAATATCTATCAATTTTTTCTCTCTAGCATCATTAGAATTGGAATCATATAAATACTCATCTATTTTGTTATCATTTTTAAATTTTGTAGTATTTGATGAAATAATTTTTCCACCGATCCGTGTATATGAATCAAACACAACATTCATTAGACCCCCATTATAGCCTCCATAAGCTATTGTTATTTTATTTGGATTTAAATGGGAAATTAATTTTGCAGATTCATTAATATAATCTTCATTGGTTGTGCTTGCACTGCAAAATACTGTTACTATTTTATTGGTTTGTGTTTTTGAAAATAAATAATTTAAACATAAAATAAGTATGATCACTCCCCACAATACTATCATACTATACGTAAACAATATGATTTGCAAAAATATTTGTGTATTCCTAAATATTCTGAAATGATATGCAAAGAAAAGCCAAATAAAAATTTAGTAAATATGCTGGATCCTTGTAAAAAAATTAAAAATAATATTCCTTCTAAAGTGCAATCTCTTATTAAAGAGAGAAAGGGGTAATGAATAGAACATCCACAAAATGCATCTTGAAGGCCTAAAAGATAACCAAATAAATGTTTTATAAATCCAGTTAAAAATAATATATAATGGGGATTAACACCAATATTTAATAAAAGAGAGAAAATGCTAATACTGTATAACCCAACAAAAACAGATTCAAAAAGTATTTTTATCATAAATATTATATAGATAATTAGCTTAAACCTAAGATATTATATATATGTAGATAATGTCAACTGATATGAATGTTATTAAACGATCTGGAGAAACTGAAGAGGTGTCATTTGATAAAATTTTAACGAGAGTTAAAAATTTGGGAAAAGAAGCAAATCTTTCAATTAATTACACGACTCTTGTAATTAAAATTATTGATCAATTGCATAATAATATTCCAACAACAAAAATTGATGAATTAACTGCTGAACAATGTGCAACAATGTCAACCCAACACCCAGATTATGCTACATTAGCCGGAAGAATTGTTATTTCAAACAATCATAAAAATACTGAAGTAGATTATTTTAAAGTGGTTCAGATGCTACATGATAATGAAAGCCATCAAATAATTTCTCAGAAATATTACGATATTGTGATGAAACATTGTGAGATTTTGGATGATATGATTGATTATGATCGCGATTATTTGATTGATTATTTTGGGTTCAAGACTCTAGAGAGATCATATTTGCTTAAGATTAATGGAAAAGTAGTTGAGCGTCCTCAGCATATGTGGATGCGCGTTGCAATATGTATTCATGGAGGCAATTTGGAGCTTGTTAAAGAAACATATGATCTAATGTCGCAAAAATATTTTACCCATGCAACCCCAACTCTTTTTAATGCAGGGACTCCAAGAGAGCAATTATCATCATGTTTTCTGCAAGCGATGGAATCAGATAGTTTGGATGGAATTTACAATACATTGAAAGAATGCGCATCCATTTCAAAATGGGCGGGAGGTATTGGATTGCATATTCATGATATTCGTGCAAAAAATTCTGTTATTCATGGAACAAATGGAAAATCATCAGGAATTGTTCCCATGTTGAAAGTATTCAATGATACTGCTAGATATGTAAATCAAGGATCAAAGCGCAATGGATCTTTTGCAATTTATTTGGAACCGTGGCATGCAGATATTGAAGATTTCTTGGATATGAAAAAGAATCATGGAGATGAAGATATGCGAGCGCGAGATTTGTTTTATGGTCTATGGATTCCAGATTTATTTATGGAGAGAATAAAAACAAATGAAAATTGGTCTCTGTTTTGTCCGAATGAATGTCCAGGATTGGCGGATGTATATGGAGAAAATTTCAAAGAGCTTTATCTTTTATATGAAAATGATAGTAAAAAAGTAAGAAAAACGATAAAGGCTCGCGATTTATGGTTTAAAATTCTAGATGCTCAGATGGAAACTGGTACTCCGTATTTGCTATATAAAGATGCAGCAAATAGTAAAAGTAATCAGAAAAATTTGGGTACCATAAAGAGCAGCAATTTGTGCACTGAAATTATAGAATATTCTGATGAGAATGAGACGGCCGTTTGTAATTTGGCAAGTATTGCTCTTCCAAAATTTGTTGAAGATGGAATATTTAATTATGAAGAGTTGCATAGAATTGCAAAAGTAGTTACCGTAAATTTAAATAAAGTCATTGACAATACATTTTATCCAACTGAAAAAACTAGAATTAGCAATTTGAAACATAGACCAATTGGAATTGGGGTGCAAGGACTTGCAGATACATTCATTTTAATGAATCTTGCATTTCATAGTGATGAAGCAAAAGAAGTGAATAGGCTTATCTTTGAAACAATATATCATGCAAGTGTTGAACAAAGTTACGAACTGGCAGAGGAGATTAATTTGTTTGGAAATGGAGAGAAGGGCGCATATAGTTCTTTTTCGGGGTCTCCCGCATCATCCGGCATATTACAATTTGATATGTGGTCTAGCGCGGTTCTTTCAGAAAGATATGATTGGTTAGGATTGAAAGAAAAAATAATTAGGGGAGGTTTGCGTAATTCTCTCTTGCTAGCTCCAATGCCAACTGCAAGTACGTCGCAAATATTGGGGTATAATGAATGCTTTGAGCCAATCACAAGTAATATTTACAGTAGAAGAACATTGGCGGGCGAATTTATTGTTGTGAATAAATATTTGATTGATGAGCTTGTAAAATTGGATAAATGGAATAATGAAATTAAGACGAACATTATTGCAAATCAGGGAAGTGTTCAGCAGTTAACTTTTTTACCAGAGCACATTAGAAACAAATATAAAACAGTGTGGGAAATTCCGATGAAACATATTATTGACATGTCTGTTGATCGCGGGGCATTTATTTGTCAAAGTCAGAGTCTGAATTTGTGGGTAGAAGATCCTAATTATAATATTTTGACATCTATGCACTTTTATGCTTGGTCAAAGGGATTAAAAACAGGAATATATTATTTGAGAAGAAAAGCAAAATATCAAGCACAGCAATTTACAATTGAGCCAGAAAATAAAAAATCTGATATTTGCGAAGCATGTGCCAGTTAAATTAATATTCATCTGAAATATCAAACAATAGATCACGCGATCTTTCGCCTTTTTTGAACCATCTTGCATCTAAATCGTCTTCATCAATTTCTTCTTCTTTTTCTTCTTCTTTTTCTCTCTCTCTGTCTATTTTCCATTCGCATATAAAATTTTCATCATATTCTTCTTCTATGGCTTTAAATGGAAATGTTTCTCTGCAAATTTTTATAGTTTTTCCATCTATTGTTATTGTTTTATTAGACAAATTTTTTTGGCGAGAATCTTCAAAACCTTTCTCGCCAATTGAATCCCAATCAACATCTTTTAAATAAGTATTTGAAACAGAATTTGGATGATCAGGATATAATTCAACTCCTTGATCAATTGCGCCATATCCATATCTGTATTCAAATACTTCTTTGCAGCATCTCCAACAATGCATTATAAAAACACCATTCCAATGACCATATTGGCGACATAAATAGCAATCTTTTGGACCAGTTCCTGCAATAGGATTTGTTATCCATTGCATTGGAAGAAGTGCTGAATACAATTCTCCATTACAAGAAATAAATTGTTTGTTATCTCCGCAGAATACAGGTTCAGTTTCGTCATATTGTGCCATTTTCTTAAATATTATACTATATTATTATTTAAATGTTTTCAATTTTAAATAATAAAGACATAACACAGTAGTTATAAAATGAAAATATTAGTTTTTGATACTGAAACTACTGGTCTTCCTCAAAGCCGATTGAGTTCTGTGATAAACACTGAACAATTTCCTTATATTGTTCAATTGAGTTATATTGTATATGATATGAGTATTAATCAAGTAAAAGTCATTAATGATACGATTATAAAACTCCCGTATTCTATTCATATTCCGGAAGAATCTGAAAAAATCCATAATATTTCAAACGAAATATCAAGAGAGAAAGGAATACCTATTAAAAATGCTCTTTTAAAATTTATTGATGATTTGCAGAATTGTGATCTATTAGTTGCTCATAATATTGAATTTGATGTCAATATGATAACAGTTGAACTTATACGATTAAACAAAAAAACAGCTACTGAAGAAATAAACGAAGCGTATGCAATTTTTGATAAAATACCAAAATATTGCACAATGTCAGAGAATAAATTATTTTGCAATATTTTATCTACAACAAAAACTGGAAAACCATTTATCAAATATCCATCTCTTACAGAATTGCATTTTAAAATGTTTAATATTAATCCAAAATATATGCACAATTCGTTAAATGATATTTTAATATGTTTGCGATGCTACTATTATCAAAAAACAAATAATGATATATGCAATGAAAACGAAGAATTAAAAGAATTACTCTCTCATATAACATGAATACATTACATTTGCAAAATATCATTGCAAAAATTATTCAAATTTGGATCAGTAAAATCCAAATTATTTACAAACATCACAATATTTCTTTTTGATTCGTATGGATTCGCCTGAGGTAATGTAACATAATTTCTCAAATTATTGTTAATGATCATTGTATTTAATACGTTGAGCATATTATTGTTTGTATATGAAGTTAAAAAATTAGAATAAAAAATATTATATTCTTGATTATCAATCCATTCGCAAAATTTTTTTGACAATTTAAATTTTAAAATTTGAATCTGGGAAAGAGTTGTTTGATAGGGAATAGGAGAAGGACAAGGATTAGAAATAGGACAAGGATTACTAGAAGCAGCATTGGCATTAGCAGTAGCACCTGGGCAAGGACGAATTGAAGTAGTATCTATCATAATATTCATTACAACATTACATACAATTAGTTTTAAATACTTATTTAGCTATTTTCTTAATAATTTTCTTCTTTTTTGCTTCGCCAGAGTTTAATCTTGTTCTCTCTTCTTTGTATATTTCATACTCTTTTTCCAAAATAATTAATTCGTTGATCCATAAAATTTCAGGAGTTGTTTGTTCCAAATCGGCGAGTTCTGCTTCTTTTTTATCGCATTCGCTTTGCATTTTTTCAACATTTTCAATGCTTACGCTGTCCATTGGCATTTTGATCAAATATTTGAAATCATTGTCTCCATCAATAACCGCGTAATCTTTTCCGATTAAAAGTTGTCTGATGTTTTCTTTTGTTTTTCTTCGCAAATCAATAGATCCATCAAGAACCTCCAAAATATATTTCATTTTATTTGAAAGTAAAACTAATTCGCGTTTAATTTCCGATATCAAAAAGAGCCTGCGAGTCTGAAAAAGTTCAAGTCTTGTTTCAAAATAATCATCAATAATTTCAGGAATTGTTTCATATTTTTTCAGTTTGTCATGCGCATCAAACAAATGCATATTTGACAGGCTTCCGCTATTATATAATTTCAATGTTTTTTCAAGACCATTGCAATTATTATCCAATTGAATTGCCAACATTTCTTCCAACTTTCCTTTCATAAATGTGATCGTAAAATTAACTTTAATATCCGTAGAAGAATCGTCATAGTCTTTGATAATCGGCAGGATCTTTTTTCCATCTTTATCTACTGCGCTAGCATCTGCCAACTTCTCCAAATGTTCTTTAAAAGAATCTGTCCAATATCCAACTGGTAATTCTGTAACTGTTATTTTATCTGGTCCAGTTATTTCGTAAATACCTTTGAAAATAAACTTGCCAACAGAATCTCCTCTGTAAATTTGGCCAGTAAATCCTTCATAATAGGGAACAAAATCCGTATCTGGTTCCGGGCCTCCCCCTCCGCAACAGCTACTACCACCACCAATCAATTTCCATTTCAAATAATTAATAATTTGATTGGGATTATAGCACATAATATCTGTACTGAATCCTGTGCCAATTCCCTTTGATCCGTTGACTAAAACCATTGGAATGATTGGAGCATAAAAGATTGGTTCAACTGGAATGCCATCATCTTCCAAATAAGTAAGAATTTTATCGTCTTTAGGAGAGAAGATTGCTCTAGTAATTTTATTGAGCATTGTATAAATATATCTTTCTGATGCACTATCCTGGCCGCCAGATAATCTGCTTCCAAATTGTCCATTTGGCATAAGCAAATTGATATTGTTTGACCCGACAAAATTTTGCGACATCCCGACAATAGCTCCATTGAGACTTGCTTCTCCATGATGATAGAGCGAATGCTCCGAAACATAACCGCTGAACTGTGCAACTTTAATTTCAGTCGTCAAATTCTTTTTGAATGCACAATATGCTATTTTTCTTAGACTTATTTTAAATCCATCCATCAAATTTGGAATACTGCGATCGCAATCATATTTTGAGAAATGGATCATTTCTTTATGGATAAAATCTTCAAACAGGATTAGCGGCTGACTTGTATCAACAAAACTTTCTCTCTTATATTGACCTAACCATTCTTTTCTGTCATCTGCTTTTTTTTTATTAAATACCATATCAATTGCATCGTCTGTTGATTCTCCAGAATGCGTAAACCCTACAAGTTTTTTCTGTGCAAAATATTCTTTGAATTCTTTACCAGTACTGGTACCTAAACCTTTGTAATATTTCACATGCCATTGTGCAGGGTCTTGTGTTTCTTTCCAAGCAGTATATTCGCCATCGCTGTAAAATGATATTTCTTGAGCTCCTTTTTTTGCTTTCAAAATAGGCGTGTTCATAAATCCAATGAATCCTGGAATTTGCAGCAAAGATGCCCATTCAGAATGAAACAAGTTGATGCAGAGTCCTTTAATATGAGAACCATCCAAATCTTGATCTACCATAAGCATAACTTTTCCATATCTCAAATTTTTCTGAACACTTTCCAGAGTTGGATACTTTTTGCCATTTTCAAGACCTAAAATTTTTTTAATATCGGTAATCTCTTTATTCTCCGAAATTTTCTTGGAAGTTTCTCCACGTACGTTCAATAACTTTCCCTTTAAAGGATAAACGCCAATTGTATTTCTGTCTTCCGAGGAAAGTCCGCTGACAATACCGCTTCTAGCCGAATCTCCCTCGCAAAATATTATAATGCATTGCGATGATTTTTCAGTTCCCGCCCAATTTGCATCAATCAACTTTGGAATTCCGCGAATAGTTTTCGTCTTGGATCCATCTGTTTTTTTTGCCGCCTTGTTTTCTTTAAGTTCTGTGCTGGCGCACGCAGAATCCATGATTCCCATTTTTGCCAATTTCTCAATAAATTTCTCGGAAACTGTGCAAGACGATCCAAACTTTGAAAATGGTGTATTCATGAAATCTTTTGTCTGACTATCAAACGCAGGATTTTCAATATCACATCTTAAAAACAACATGAGTTGCTCCTTAATGCTGGAAAAGTTAACTACTACTTTTTTCTTTTTCTCAATGAAAGCAATCATCTGTTTGACAATTTGATTCAAAATATATTCTACATGTTTTCCACCTTTATTTGTGTGAATTCCATTGACGAATGATACTTGAGTAAATTCGTGAGTAGGAGATAATGCCACTGCATATTCCCATCTCTCATCGCATGCTTCATACACACGCGGACATGCGTCTTTTGAACCAATATACATGTCAATATATTGTTGAAATGTTTTAATTGGAACAAGATCGCCATTGTATTTTACTTTCAAATTTTTATGCGTTACTGCTGCAATATCATATACTCTCTTTTTAAAGAGAGAAATAACATCGGGCGATAATTTTTCGGAACTTAGACCCAGTCGCTGATAGTCAGGAGTGAATACAATTTTGGTATACGGTTTTGTTTTGCATTTTGTAATTTTTGGCTTGCCAATAGTATCCAAATTGTTTGTAAATTCTTGACAATATTTTAATCCTCGTTTTGCATCAACTGTCTCAATATATCCATATGTAGACCATATCAAAACAAGTTTGAATCCAAAACCGTTCTTCCCACCAACAATTTTCTTCTCTGTTTTATCATAATTTGTACTTGTTCTCAAATGCCCGAAAATCAATTCGGGAATCCAAATTTTATATTCAGGATGCTCTGCAACATCTATCCCATTTCCATCATTGGTCATTGTGATTGTACCTGTTGCCGGATCAATTGAAATGTCAATATAAGTGACTTGCGCCTCTTCTGGCTGCATTTGCATGCGAATTACATGATCTCTGCAGTTGACAATTCCTTCATCAAATAATTTAAAAAGACCCGGAATATATGCAATTACTTTTTCAGTAATTCTCTCTTCTTTATCAGAAAGAACCCATAAATTAGTATCTACTTTTTCAACAGATCCAATATATGTATCAGAATTTTCCAAAATATGTTGCTTATCGGTTTTTTGTTGGTATTTGGTAGCGAGTTGATCTTCCATTCTCTATATATAATTTATTAAACTGTATTTAATATCTTTCAATTTTAAAATAAAACTCTTTATAAAAAGTATATGAATTTCAATTGCAGAACTTCAACTAGAAATAATATAATCAAAAATCATGAATATATTATAGAATCTGGAAATACTTCTTTTATTGCATGTCCTAGTCCAAGTATCAATAAAAAAATTATAAATAGCAGCAATAGTGGAAATGTTCAATCTTTAACAAAAGTCCAGAGAAATGTAAATATTATTAATAATTCTTTAGGAGGAAAAATATCATTTGGAAATTACAATCCTTATTTGTTTACACCAAAATATACATATACAATAGATAAGTTGGTTAATTCAGTAAATCAAGCAGAGCAATCTCCTGCCAGTAATCAAAATCAAATACTTTTTGAATCTTTTGCAAATGATTGCATAAATCCTCCAGTATTATCTAATTTCAGAAATATTCCAAAAATATTGAAGAACAAATTTTAGGAGAGAATTATTATTTTCTCTCTTAAAAGTATAATGACGCGTTTTACCAAAACTAGTTCTGGAAAATATGGTATTAAAGGAAAAACATACGAGATGCTCGTTGGATCTCGCGCCCAAGTTTATCATGGAACCGCGTATAAAACAACTGGCGGCCTGTGCAAATCAGATTTATTCCAAAATAAAAATGGAAGAGTTGTTTCAAAAAGAAAACATACCACTGCAAAGAGAGAAAATAGATTATTGAAACATGGATATACTGCTAAAAAAGGAAAGTTTGGAGCTGTTCGCGTTTCTGCCGTTTCTAGAAAAAGACGTTAATCGTACCATTCATTTGAAATGAAATTATCAAATTTTATAAATTCCTGCAAAGCATGCCGAATATATTTTTCAAAATATCTTTTATTCACATTATTGCATTTATTTTTTCTACAATATTTTAGATAAAATGGATAAGCATCTGTTATCAGTATTAAACTTTTATTATTCAATTGTTTATATTGTTCCTTCAAAAGATCCATCGCTATATTAATATCTGCCGGTTTATTCCACAGACTGCATGATACCGACTGGACATATTTAGTTTCAATTACTTTCACATTTGGGAAAAAATGGCACAGCGTTTTATGTATGTATGTTTCATCCGTATTACCGCTACTGTTGCTGGTTGGTTGCAAATGTATCCATTTTTTAAACAGATCGCATATTTCATCTAATTCCAAGTCATCATATTCATTTGCAGATTCGCATACAGTATTTTCCCAAAATTGAACAAAATCCGTAATAAGTGGCAAATGTTTACTAGTAATATTTAAAAAAGAATCAGATGCTTCGTCATACTGAAAATGGTCTTTCAGAATTTGTTTAAGATTATTTGAATAAATCATATTAGGTAAATGCAACCCAGCTACATATGTTTTCCAGATATAATGCATATGTTTCCATGAAATACAACATGATGCAGCCGGTTCAATAGATTTGCAAAATGTATCTACAATAACTTTTTGAGGAGTATTTTTAAAAAACATAACATAATCCGTGATAATAGAATGCAATATGAAATTTTCTGAACTACCATATCTATTTAATGAATAATGCGCGGCTACACACAACATATCTATTCGGGATTGCTCATTCCAAGTGGCATGCGAATTTATTTTTAATAATCTGCATTTTTCAAAATTATAAGTTTCATGATATTTTGTATAAAAATTGCTTGTAATATTAGATTGGCCGATTGTTCCATGTACAAGACTATCTAAACTAGATAACAATTTCTTGGCATCCGAATTTACTAAAAAAATAAGATCTGAATTTTTCTTGAAAATATTATCTCCAAGAATAGTAAGAAAATATTTCGCGGTTTCTTTATCATGGAATACAAATGGATGAAGAAAATTTAACACACTCTGCACTGTTTCCGTTTCTGGAATACTCTGGAATAATTTTCTCTCTTTGATCTGTTTCATGATAATAAATTTTGTTTTATGTTTCCAATCCATTAAAGTTTTATCTTTTGAGATTGAAGAGAGAAGTTGATGATATATATCATCTTCTTTTATTACACTGTAATGAATACCATCGTATTGATAATAGCAATCGTTCAAATAAAAATAATCGTTTTTGCTTAAAAACACTTGAATAAACAATTGCTGCGCTTCTGTCAATGTTTTATTTCTCTCTATTCTCTTCTCATAATTTATTTTTTCATTTATCAAAGTAGCAGGTAAAATTGTTGCCAGATGATATTCAAGTCGCTTAGTCATATGGTGATCATCTTTGTAGAGCTCGGCCAATTTATGAAGATTCTCAAAAATACTCATTTATTGAATATATGATTTTATTTTTAAGTTTTATTTTTTATTTGAGAGATATTAAAAAATTGAATTTATTGATCAAATATACTAGTACTTTATTAAAGAAAGGAAGAAAATGAATTTTAATATTACTACTTATCCAGTCCAAGCCCAGCTTGGTCACCTACCTTTGCCCGAGGAACTCTTAACCCTCGTCAAAGACTTTGTGTTTTTCAATGCATCCGACTTCTATCAGCATATAAGAGGAGCGGTCGCAGCAAAATCCGTAATTAGTTACATCATCAAACAGAGTCATGCCAGAAGACTTGATGAGCCGGGAAAATGGATATTTGCAAATTTTGTCCACACCGTTTATGATCCCAATATATTTTATCCATATGGTGCTACCCGACGACCTTTCAACTATTTTTCCGCAACCAATTGTTCAACCTGTGGAAATTATTCAGCGAGCCAATGCACCACATTACCTTTCAAATTATGGTGCAAATGCAAGGACGACTTAGCCGGATATGGATTAGACCAACTATTTTTGGAAGACGCATCAGCCTAAGCACCCCTTTTCAGAGACCAACTACTCCAGAAGTTAAGATTAAAAAAGAGTTTTTAACAAAATAAAAAATAAAAACAAAAACAAAAGCTCTTTTTTAATTTATTTTATAATAAGTATTTAAAGATTTATACAAATCTTACATAAGATGACCAGTAATAATATTTTGACAATTAAAACAGTTCAAATTGCACCTTTTAGAACATTAATGACTGCGCTCAAAGATATTTTGCTAGAAACGAACATTACTTTTCAGCCGGATGGGATGCGCATCATTAATATGGACAAATCGCATACTATTCTAGCTCATCTTTTTTTGGAGGCTCCTAATTTTGAACT